AGATTTACTTCACTCATCCTCATAGTCTCCTTTCATAGGTATTCTCTCTTTCTTTTTAGACACGATATTCTAACTCCTGCTCCATAGCAATTTTAATCCCTGTATTGATTGACGGCACATTCTTTAGAACTGCTTCAATGTGATCAGTAGTCATATCACACAATGTAATATATGCTAATGGTTGATCTCCGTTAATACCGTATGTTCCCCAATCACATGCTTCCCGAATAACTTCGTGTGTATCTTCTAATGTAACGACCAAGTGTTCTTCATCACCATTAGCACTACAACGAACATAGTCTAGTCCACCGTCAAGCATATATGTCTTGCCATTAGTATCAGTGTGCGTGACATAATCATGTCGGTGACGGCTTTGTAATATTGTGCCGTCTGGTGTGCGAAGGGCATTGCGTATCAATAAATATTTATCAGTCATTACTGCCATCCTCATCGTCTCCTTTCATTACACGCATTAGATCTGCGTCATTCATATGCCTTAGAGTTATCTCTATGCCCCTAATCTTACCTAGATAATATCCAACATAGTTAGATACCCCCATTAGTGCCATGACAAAGAGTGTCATCTCCCATGGTTGCCATACAGTCATCATAGTTTAAAGTCTCCAAACCTATTCTCTTGATTTAACCGTTGACCACTTGCACTGTTATCGAATGCAGGGCCGTTGTCTTCTTCACGATTCATAGGATTAGTAGACTGATCTACATCATACAAACGCATCTTGGATCTATCTACACCGACCACAAACCTACCATTAGCAACTGGATCATTGTATCGATTCTTCAATTGCTTCACAAGGATCTGTCTATTGTTTGACAATTCTTCATTTGAAATCAAGGCAAACATTAGATCCGCAGTAGCAGGTAGACCAAATGATTCAGAAGTATCTTCCAAACCAACATCATCATTACTGTATCCAGATCTTGTAGTCTGTGTTGCAGATACTACTGGTACATCAAACTCAACTGCGAGTCCACGTAGTTCTTCTGCAATAGACTTGATGTATGTATATGAATTGATTGATCCGCCCATTGCTTTCATACGAGATGATGAGCAGATGTTTAGATAATCAATATAGATCATGTCTGGCACAAAGTTCTTCTTGAGTTTCAACTCATTCAGTAGTGCACGGAAGTGAGAGGCATTTGCACCCCCAGTCGGATATTCTTTAATGATCAACTTACCGTTGGTCTTTGCAGAGATCTGACCTACCTTGTCTGTGAACATATCACGTGACATATTCTCTAACTGATCAATAGGTATGTTCAGAAGATTAGCATCGATACGTTCTGCGATTCTTTCTTCTGCCATCTCCATAGTAATATACAATACGTTCTTACCCATAGTAAGAGCGGCACCTGCACAGTGACACATAAAGAGAGACTTACCAACACCTGTACCTGCCAGTGCAATGTTCAGAGTCTTGTTAGGTAAACCACCCTTGGTGATCTGGTTGAATAGGTCAAGGTCAAACGGTAGTCTTTCCTCAGTAGTTGTATAGAAGTCATAACGATCATCGACATTCTCAATGTAGTCGTGACCAATGTTTGTATCAAAAGTAACTGCCAGTGCTTTGGATAGAATATCTGGAAGTGCGTTCTTGGTTAGTGTCTGGTGCTTACCATCAATGACTTGAATAGATTCCATGATAGCATTATATACTGCACGGTCTTGGCACCACTTCTCGGTACGATCAATCAACCATTCAAGGTTCTCTTTCTCATAGTTAAAGATGTTAGGAAGGATCTCCATGGCATGACGATAGTGTTCGTCAGACATTCTGTCTGCTTCATCGATCTCAATCTTGAATGATTCTTGCGTAGGAAGTTTGTTATACTTCGCAATGAACTTAGTAAACTCTGAGAACAGTCCTTTGTATACACCCTCGAAATATTCGGGTGCTAAGAATGCGGCGACCTTACGGGTGTACGCATCATTCGTTAGTAGATTCCGCAGAATCGTTTGTTCCAGTTTTATTTCCAATTGCTTCTCCATTATCTTTAGATTTATCAGTTCCGTATACCCATCCTTCATCCATTCCACGTTCAAGAATATCAAACAGGATATCACCTGCATGTTCTTGTAGTGGCACATCATCTGAACTCAGTCCAGACTCTGGTGACTCCACAACACGGAAGTCAAAGGATAAGTGATCCTTCTCACCATCGACACGGATAGTTCCGTATCGGATCACTGTCTCGGTAAAGGAACCACGTAGGATGCGAACATCCCACGCTGCTTCATTATCGACATACTCAACAGGTATCAACTCATAGTCGAGACCTTCGGACGGTTTGTTAAGATCCAGTGTTTTCATTTTCAACCATTATATCAAGTTCTACGACACTTTGCAAGCCTATCTGGTATTGTTTCTTCAGAAATTCTTTGAAGTCTGTCTCAGCAAAGATAGGTGCCCAGAACTCTTCGGTTAGGGTTACATCTTTACGGACTTTATTCTCAGTACCTGCACGTTGATACCAACCATTACTTGGTTTAGTAACATACCCACCTGCCAGACCTACATCCAGTAGACCAGACCATTTCTCTACACCACCATCCCACGATACACTAATAGGTATCTTAGAATTTTCTTTGGCAAATCGAGACTTCTCTACCTTGATTACAAAGTCATAACCCGTAACCTCAGTACCAGTCTTGTTCTGTCTACGACCAATGATCCATACATTATCAGCACTATACATGATACCAGTACCACCAGATACGATGTCTTTAGGATATAGACCGATCTCTTTGTAGGTATGGTTGATAGCAATCAATGGGATCTTCTTCATATTCAAGTATGGAGTTACCATTCTGAATAATGATTTGAATGCTTTCGCACGTGACATATCTGCAACTGACTTACCGTCAAGTGCATCATCCAGTTCTTTCTTAGATGCAAGGTTACCGACAGAGTCGATTACAATGATAACATCATCGGATGCTTCTAAGTTTTCCAGTTGACCGACAATGTCAATCTTTAACTGCTCGACATCTTTTACTGGTGTGTGTAATACACGTTCAGTATCAATACCGAATGTTTCGAAGTATGATTGCGGTGAACCAAACTCAGAATCATAGAACAACATTACTGCGTCCTTCTTTTGTTTTAAGTACGCACTTGCCATAAGCAATGCGAACGAAGTTTTGAAATGCTTAGACGGCCCTGCAAGGACTGTTAATCCTGGCGTTACACCACCATCCGCATCTCCACTCAGTGCTACGTTTACCATAGGGACATCGGTTGGTACCATGTCCGTTACACCAAAGAACTTGCTTGTCGCAAGTGTTGCAGTATCCTTTACAGTAGACTGCTTTTTCAATTTATCCATTAAACCCATATTATTCACTTTCTCCAAATGTTATATTATTAACCTTTTCACGTTCATCTATATCATACATTATACGATATTTTCCGTTGATTGTCAAGACTTTTTCCAATAAATCGAAAGTATTTTCACTACCTCTTGACTCCGAAAACTTTAGCAGTGCCATAGTGTCTTTGGGTAGACATGCACCACCGAACCCCTTCTTCTTATCTGGGCCTGGGACTCTTGTATGTTTGATACCGATACGATCATCTGCACCCATGGCACGAGTGACCACATTGTAACTACAATCAAATCCATCAACCAGATCTTTCAACTGATTAAAGAATGTGAGTTTAGTTGCAAGGTATGCATTCGTGGCATACTTAACAAACGATGCTTCACATCCAGACATCTTATAATACTTGTCACTCTTACATAGAGAGAAGATGTCATAGAGTTGTGCCAGTTCGTCACATGCATTTACAGTGCCACCGAACACATGGTGTTCAGCATTCACAAAGTCTTCACATGCAGACTTCTCAGTTAGGAACTCTGGATTATAAATGAACCTATCCATATCTTCTGGTTCTACAGAGTTATAGAGTCTGTCGATTATATCTGGTGTTACTGTTGATTTGACAACAACAAATGCGTTCGTATTGTATATGAGTTTCAGTACAGCATCTTCTACAATAGATGCATCAACAAATCCACTCTTAGGATTCTGTGGTGTTGGTGCACATATAAAGACTATAGATGGATCCCATTTAATAAGGTCATCTATGTTTGTATCATAGTTAGGATCAACTAAGAAGTGTTCTATCATGTGGTGATGGAATGCATATTCCACTGCCTTACCTACAAACCCATGACCGACAATACCCATCTTCAATGGGTTCTCTTTACTTACTGTGTCGGGTTGTGGTTCCCCATCTGTCTTGGGGACGAACTTATCAAAATCATCTGCCATAATTATACTCCGTGATATTCCTTGTACCATTTATAAAAGTTTGCAATGCCCTCTGGGATACTTGTAGTTGGATGGTAACCCAGTGATTCTAATTTACCAGTGTTACTCCAAGTCTCTAATGTATCCGCAGGATGTTTGGGTTGCAAATCCTTGATTGCTTTCTTACCAGTGTTCTTTTCAATCTCAGTAATAAAGTCCATGAGGTTAACTTGTTGACCCCGTCCAATATTAAAGATCTCTCCAGACTTAACATCTTCTTCTAATATGAGTTCGATTCCCTTAATGATATCTTGCACGTAAGTGAAATCACGTTTCATATTACCATAATTATACACTGTTATTGGGAGTTCGTCAAGTATATTTTGAGTAAATGTAAACAGTGCCATGTCTGGTCTGCCCCACTCACCGTATACTGTAAAGAACCTTAGACCTGTAACATTCAAACCAGATGCAGTGAACTGACATTCGTTTGTCCACTTAGACCATCCATAAGGATTCAATTGTTTGCCACCCTCATTACCTTCAGTCCATGGCAATTCAGATCCTGCATATACACATGAGGTTGATGCATACACAATACGTACTTCTGGACAATGCACCTTGCATAGATCAATTAAGTTTTGTGTGCCATCAATATTATTGGAATGATATGCTTTCTCTTTACCGAACGAATCACGTACACCCGCATATGCAGCGAGGTGGACAATGTGTGTGGGTTTCTCTTTTGATAGGAGTTGTGCAAGTTTGCTTTCATCTCTTAGATCTACTGGTCTTACATCCAGACCAAAATGAATTACCCTATCCTCTTTTAGAGATGGGTCATATAGATGATCGTTATAGTTATCGAGTCCGACAACATCTTCACCTGCTTCCTGTAGTTTACTTGCGAGTTGAGATCCAATGAATCCCGCCGCACCTGTTATTAAATATTTTCTCATTATCCGTTCCTGTAAATATATTCCAATGCTCTATCTGCTTCTGTCTGGATTGGTCGATTCTCATACCAGTTACCAGTCTCAGAGTCAAACTCCTTACACAGTGTTGCAATTTCAGATGCCGTGATCGGGTATCCTTTTGCGACTGCGTGACCTGCTATTGCCACCATGATTTGATACATCTTTAAGTACCAACCTGTGTCTGTGATTGCTCTATATTCCATACCCATACGTTTAGGGAAGAATGGGCAGTCACGATATGATGTCCATGTGTAGTCGGTATTATTTAGACTTTCCTTACGATGTTCGATTACTGCTTTCTGCATCTCTGGTGGAAGTCTATCAAGAAATGAGTTACCTGTCTTCTCCACGTATGGATGCTTCGCACATAACTCAGATACGTTTATCGCATTACCACCAGAATGAGCAAAGAAAAAATCAAGAGCATTTGGATATTGTGCAGGAACGTAGTACATACGAGCAAGGTCTTTCGTTTGCGGATCACCAATCTCACCGAGTTCGGTGTTAAGTGCGAACCAGAACGATTTGATTCTATCTTGTTCAACAGTTTCGTCAAGTCGGAAGACCAGACGGAATTTAAGTAACTCAGCACGAGACCCAGCGGTACTGTAACAAACAAAATCCAAATCAGAAAATTGTTCACTTAGGTTCTCCTTTAAAGTCCCAACGTCATTAGTGAAATCATGATCGTCCACATCAACAGCACACCAACCACCCCAATGACTAACAGATCTATTAGCACGTGTCTCACCGTCTTGGAAAACAGCAGGACTAATAAGAGGACTACTATCCACTCCACCTTTCTCTCCTTTCTGATTACTCAGACCTTTCAGCAGTTGAACGAACTCAACCCACGAAGGAAGGGATACTTTCTTATGGGTCTTGTTATCGAACTGACTTTTAAATATAGTTAATTCATAATTCATAGAGGCATTATATCATATCTATTGGGTCTTGTCAAGGTATTTAACCGCACGTTCTGTGATGTCCTTTCTGTCCTTAAACCCAGATAAACCATTATTACAATCATAACATATCCAACCACGGAAACTGTTAGTGACATGACAGTGATCTAACACCCAAGGTGATTTTCTTTTACTGGTACCTTGACTACGTCCTATCATTAAATCATGACCCTGTTCCTCACATATTTGACAGTGATCATCCAATGTTGGTTTTAGGTGGGCATAGTCTTTCTTCAGTCTAGTAATGTCCTTACTTATTTGTCTTCTACATGCCTTACATTCGTTGCGGTAACCTTTACCCTGCGGTGCAGTGTGTGGTCTATCCACGTCCATTTCTTCGAGTGGTTTTCTCTTCTTACAGTGAATACATAGTCTGGTTTCATCTGTACCCAGTTCTTCACCCCATAAGTTAATCATCCGA